AAGCGACAACTTATCGAATTCCTTAATAGCATCACGACGCATCTTATTCTGCTTATTCTGCTCAATTGCCTCAGCCTCACGGTTGATCAACAGATAGTCTTTACCAGCATCAAGCTTATCAAGAGATGTAGCGACACGTTTGTGACCGCTAAGGAACTTAATAATCATAGCCTGACGAGGAATAGAATCGTCGAGAATAAGTGTACGTGTACCAATCTTTACTGAGAATGTAGTCCAAAAGTCAGACGTCTTAGAGAGATGTCCATCTTCATAACCAAGAGCTTTCTCAAAATACTTCTCATCTTCTGGGGTGAGACCCGTATATATCGACCCGGAACGTGTATAATATGGGGCAATGTAATCAAAACAATTCTTATATTTTACCAGCCCAATCCAGGGATTCTTCTTTTTAATCTTAAGTTCAACTACCATAATTTACATTAGTATGTTGAGTATCGAACAGGGGGTCTTTCGACCCCCGTCGAATACTTATATTTTTGATATGTGCATTAAATACCGCTATTAGCGATCTCAGTATCCTCTGCATCGCAGTACAGAATACCACAAGACAGCGGGTTACGTACGATGATACCAACCTCACCAAGGAAGTGAACCTGATAACCATCACGGCTATTAGAACGGAGTGTGTTAATGCTGTTTGCGTAGCCATTAGGAGCTACAGAACCGCCAGTGTACCACTGAACGAATTCACGACCCTTACGACAAACCTTAACGATGTTAGACTGACCGTCGAAGTTGCTAATGTTAACAAACAGGAACGTGTAAGACATCAGAGGCTTACCAGTCAGCGGGTGAAGCTGACGGAACATTTCCATATTGTCGAACATAGGACAACGCTTCAGAGACAGCGTAATACCATTAGTCATGTTGTAAGTAGTGAACTGGCCACCGAGGGTCAGGTTCTGACCACTACCAGTAACGAATACATTATCGCACAGGTTAAAGCTAGCAACCTTCTCCTTCAGGATACGGTCGAACTCACGAATACCCATCTCACCGGTAAGAGCAACGAACTTACGCTCGTTAGTACCGAGGATGTTGTAGCAGAGGTCGAACAGATAATCCTCAAACAGCTCAGCTGTCAGCTTGGTGTAGTAACGAATGTTAGCCGGGCTAATCTGCTCGAACAGACCAGACATCGTGGGAACGGGACGACCGTTGGTACCCTTATTGATGTAAGTACCATCACTCAGACGGTTGCTCTTAGAGAAGAGCAGAGCGGTTTCCTCACGCTTCTTCCACTCACGCAGAGCCTTCCAGTACTGATAGTCAGACCACAGATAAGACTTCTTACCAGTCTCAGGATCAGTCAGAGCGATAGCAAGTACGGTGCTGTAAGCATCACCAGTGATATCGTAGGTCAGACGGAGATTCTGCAGATGGTTGCGCATCTTAAACGGAGTCTGATAGTTGATGATATCAGCCTCGTCGCTGTACTCCTCGTAAGCAGAACCGATACGGCTTACCTGACGACCAGGAAGCAGGAGCTCACCAGGAATATAAGCGGCCTGTGAACCGTCAATTACATAACACTCGTATACCCAGGTGCTACCATCCTGATAAGGAAGACCAGTAGTACGAACCTGGAAGTGGAAATCGTCGAAGCTAAGAACGGCACCAGGACCGAACCAACGCTCCTCCAAACCGAGGTAGATAGGAGTGTTGCCAAGACCAGGAGTCATAGTGTTCTGGTTATAGTTAGCCAGAGATACTTCCTGACCATTCCACTTAGCAAAACGAATATTAACAGCGTGATCGCTGTCAATCTGTACGGCCCACTCTACTTCGCGATTCTCAACAATCATGGTCTTACCCAGACCACCTGTGAGCAGATCGATAGTCGTAGAAATACCGTCATCTTTGGTACCAAATACCAGTGAAAGCAGACCAGAGATCTCATGAGGCTTGGTCAGCAATGCGTTTGAAATCATGTTCTCATCAACCAAATCGCTGAAACGCTTTCCGCGATAAAGCTGAAGATTGTTAAGTAAAGTATTATTCATATATATTTATAATTGTGTGCATCAGAACATACCACCTATAAGGTCTGTTACTGATTTTGTTTTATCATCGGCATTATAAGTGCTATGATTCTTTGCACTATGCCTTAACATTTTCCTAAGTTTATCAGCAGCGGATGTCTCTCCGGTATTCTTTGCACTAGAAATTAAAGAATCAGCTTTCATTGTGAAGTATGCCGACTCGATCAGATTCTTTGAAAGATTCTTATTGAAGTCTTTTGTATATTGCGACTGTCCATTCTGATCTACCTTGAAGATATAATCGAACAAAGCCTTACGATCTTCTTTGGGAATTGCAATACCGCGAATATTAGTAAGTTCATTGATATCCTTACTTACTGTATTAAAGAACCATCTTGATTGTTCTTCTTGCTTTTTTGCAAGTTCCTCTTGCTGACGTTGAGCCTCTTCTACTTCCTTCTTACGGAGTTCTTTAAGTCTATCCAAAGCATCCTCAGATTCCTCATACAACATATCACTATCCTCGTAACGTGTTATCTTCTTGTTTATTTGTTCGTCAGTATAGCCACTGCGTTGCATGAGTTCACGTACAACTGCCTTTTGATTATTCTCATCTTCGAGATCAATGTTATCAAGAGTAAGAGCCTCTTGCTGTCTACGATAGAAATCCTCAAACTTTCCTCCATTCTTTACGTACTCGTCGAGCGCCTGTATACGATCGTCCGCGTACTCAGGCTTGGAGTTCTCAGTTACGACAGCTTTCATATAATCTGTCAACTGATCTACTGTAAGAGGTCTATCTTTCTCATCGATCTCATCCATATTCCACCCAAGTGACTGTCCTAGAGCATCGAAGAAGAGGCCAACTTGTTCGGCCTCAATTACATCGGCTTCTGTAGGATTTTCATTATCTTCAGGATCCTCTACAGGAGGCTCTGCAGGAGGTGTGGGTGATTCTTGGTTGTTGTTCACGGGAGGGACCGGAGTATCGTCCACGTGTGCATTTGGATCCTTTTCGTTTGGATCCGGTTCATTGCCGTCCTCAGGATTTTTCACTGGCGGCTCATCAAGTATCTTATCATCATCGACATCATCTGTAAACGGGTTAATATCATCAAGGTTTGTTACACCTCCGCCTTCTTCAGCATTAGTATAGATATTACCGAGTAAATTATCAAATTCTGTCGGAATTGTATTCTTTTTCTTTGCCATATTATAATATGTAAGTTAATTTGTACAGTTTATTCTGTTATATTATTACATTGCATTTTTTGTAAGTCCTTTAACAGGTCTTCCTATATTATCACGCCCTCTAGTATATCCGTGATTATCTATATCAAGATTAAAGCGTCTATTAATAGAAGCTGCTTTTGCCCCTCTTGGTCCAACTAAGATATAATTGTTCTAGTATCCGCTTCCAGGACCATAGTCGTTTTCAGTAACAAATACTCTATATCCGTCAAAAGACTGCGTAGTAAATGGATAATCTACAGATCCGTTCAACTTATCGGGTAAAACCAACTAAGGCTCAACATAATATTTGTCAAACAGTTTTGCGGCTTCTGTTTCAACAAACATATTTATATCGTTTTGATGACGTTTGCGTCTAATAAAAGCATCTCTGCTTCTAGCAAGTTTTATATCTTTATAATACTGTCTCACAGCGTCGTTGATCATCTTTTTTACGTCAGGTACATATTTTGTATTTGATGCAACAAAATATCCAGGATCATACTCATCCACACCAGGTATATAAATAGGAGTATTAACAACAACACCATCTTTATTTACTCTAGGTTTGTTTGCGTTATTGTGCGCCTCTATCTATTTGGCAGACATCCCTCTATATTGATATATAGCAGGCTTTGGTTTTTTTGTAAGTCTGTCTAATAAAATAGGTATATGGGCTGGTATATCACCGCCTTCATGTTTTATAGCATCTATTCTATTAAGAAGATGATTTAAGGCAACTGGATATTTTATAACAGTATTTCTATATCCGTTTGCGTTTACTGGATTTGGGTTACCTGGAGTATATATCAAATCTTTTTTTCTGGGTTGCAACTAAGAATATGCATACGGCATCACTTCTTTAACGCCATTCTCTCTTAGATATCTGTTTAGATTATTTACTGCATCAGATAGTGTTCTTCTCGTGTTGCCCATAAACGGATTGTGGTGGGCGCCTATTATATTTCTACCATAGTAACTTCCTAAAACAGGCTCTACAAGTTCTGTATTTTGTATCCCTCGCAAAAAATCCTATTTGTCGTATGGCCTAGCTTCTGTTGGTTTAGAAGAAGCTTCGATAAAATAAGAAGATGGTGTTTGATAATATTTCGGAACGTTTTTATAATTTCCATTATCAATACCAGTAACAACTTCCTATTTAGCTTTTTCGTGAGCAGTATTAGCTGCCTGTGATCTATTTCGAGCATTTATTATATCCGCGTCCCTCTGTGTCAACACAGAAGGAACAGCATTATTACCAAAATTTAATATACTTGGTAATCTTTGGTATCTCCAATTAGAACTCCAAGTTGGAACATAACTTCCGCCTGGACTATATACTAACGGGTAATCATTATATCCCCATAATTCAGCAAGCGACCAATTTGGATTATCTTGTACAGGAAGTTGTAACGCACGTGCAGCATAATCTGCAGCTGTTTGACGTAAATAGCCTCTATAAACTTCATCTGAGTTACTAGTATACAAACTCATGTATTTTTTATATGGCAACTCAAACTTTTTCATATACTCTTCTGCACCGCGATCTCCACTAGTTGTCCCATGCTCTTTGTAATATTCAAATCCTTGATCAAATAGCTCTTCTTCTGTTGGACGTCTACCTTCTCTTTTAACAAACTGATTTGTAGCGTTTTTCAAGTTATCAGGATTAAATGTGTGCTATCCTCTAGCGAAAGTCCTATGTTCTTGAGCACGATCCAATACAAGTTTTCTAGTTTCTTCTTTGGATAATCCAAGAGGGATTTCGTCATACCCATATTCTCTTAATATTGGGTTTATTATATTATTTAATTGCCAATCGTAATCCCACGAATATAGCGGTCGTATTTTGTATGGCTAATTTGAAGGATATAATAAGTTTCTAAACGAATCATATGCTTCGGTATTAGACATAGCCTAAGTATCTCTCACTACATCTACAAAATGTAATGCCTTAGTAAGAGGGTCTTCGTCTCCTAGATGATTACTCATATGGCGTTTTATGGCATGCTTTACATCATATGAAGCATGTATACCAAGTTCTTTTAGTATATCAACGCTGGTTTCTCCGTGAGATTTATCTGGATTTAAAACTTTTCCAATATCATGATATAACGCAGCTTCAACCAAATTCTATCTTGTAAATCCTTCTGGTATGGGAGCCTGTTGTGCAGATTTTACAACATCTTTTATATGTTGATATAAGTTTCTTTGCTATGATCCAACTCCAGGTAAATTACGCCAATTCATTACTTCCTTGTAATTACGAGCTTCTGGATGATTTTCATAAAACCTTCTTACAGCTTTTACAACGTTGCGCATGTTTACATTACCTTCAGAATCAACATATTCTGATCTCTTGTTTAGCGGAAGTAACTTTTTAGGGATTACCGGTCGCTACTGTGGAGTAGTTGGATTTAATACTTCTCCAGAAGACCGTATGATGTTTGATCCAACACCTTCTTGTAAATCTCTTAAATTATAAGAACGTGTTGGTATACGTCCGGTATAACCAGCTTCTGGCACAACATATTCTTGCTAAGGCAATGATAATATACGTTCTACCTCAGTCTATGGAATACCTTTTGTAGGTGCTTTTTGTTCAGAAACGGAATTTTTTATATTTTCTATCTGTTTAGGATTATATCTTGCAGCAGCTCTAAAATGTTCAGGATTGTACATATCAGAAGCCTTGAGTACTGGCATGTCTTTGGTAGCACCTATAAGCCCCTCATCGAATACACGATTCATTTGTTTTGCAAGTCCTCTTGTTCTATGCAATTGCTGTGTAAGAGGGTTTATTCTTGATCCTGCTCCCATGAACAGTAAATCGAATTCTGGATTAACTAATTCCAACCCAGGTGCATACTATCCAGTTTCGCGCTGTTTGGCAGAGTTTGCCTCATCTTCTAACATTTCACGCGTCACATAACCTGCAGATTTTAATCTAGGATCATGATATACAGGATTAGTCCTAATATCTTGTCTATTTCCACCTTTCTTTTTAGGGACTACTATAAGATCTGCAAACGCTCTAGCGTATTCGTCATTTGTTATCCTATCCCATTCCTTTTTGTCTTCGTCCCAGAGATATCTACTATCAGTTCCTTTTCCTCCACGAAATCCAGGTAATTTTCCGTTCTTAAACCCAATTTTTCTTCCACCGAATAAATTATTGGATAGATTGTCCATCAAAGCATCTCCTACATCTTTACCGTTCATTATATCGAACACAACATCTTTTATATTGTTGTATGATCTCCTAGATTGTAATTCAGAAGTAGTAAATGCAGGACTACCTGGATTATTCATAGAAGATATCATAGTTGGTGCGGGATTGTTTAAAGAGAAATCTGGCTAGTGATAATTCTACCAAGGTTTAAATTGATTTTCTTCGTTGAATTTTGCTGCAGTAGTGTTAATAAAACTTCTTTCTTTTGTCTGATTAGGAAACAAAAACGGATCTTTTCTTATTATATTTTGTTCTTCTATACGCCTGTCTCTCAATCCTGGATTTGCAGCGTCATTCATTCCTGCATCTATCTATCTTACAAATTCATCGTAATCGTTATTTCTCCAAGCAGTCATCATTTTTGTACTATCTTTAAATCCAGCAGGATAATTATAATAATAAGATAGTAATGCAGCTTTTGTATCGTCTGCCAGTTTATCAAACCTTTCTGCTCCTAATATATTTCTAAGAGAATCTCCTCTAGTAGAAATCTCACCTTTCAATATCTTTTTCGCTTCGGGCTTGCTTATTTTTCCACGCCTGACTAGTTTTGGATCTGTAAAACCATATCCAATTGTTGGTATATTTTTTCCATCTAGATAGACATTTTCTCTAAACCCTTCAAATTTATCTAGCAAATCTGCAGCATAGTCGTGCCATAAAGATTCGCTAGAAGTACCTCCCGCATACCTAGGAAGTCCTGCATCATATATCTCAGATACGGACTTACCGTTCTTATAAGCATTAAACCGCTCTCTAAATGCTGTTGTATCTTTGCCCATATCCGTCTATTCTATTGCTAAGTAGATTAGCAACGACGTTGGTCATGAAATCATCACCTCCGTCGTGCCAAACTAATCTTAGTATAAGTTTTAAT